CAAGTAACTTTTGTTCTGTTTTACTAAAACCTTTTATATATTCTGGGTCTTTCATATGTTCTTCAAGAACATCTGTTAAATTACCAACAGTAGTAGAACTTCCACCACCAGACTTTACTGAAATTGGATATCTTATTTTACCTCGAATACCATAAAAATCTGCAAGAGGTTCATTTATTGCCGGTGGAAAATACGCTTTAGTAAATCCAATATTCCTACACGCCCAGATGCCAGCAAGAATTTCACCGAAATCTTTTGAGATGGTTGCCAAATCTCTTTTGGAAACTTCATCGGGTGGTAGTATATCAGAGATATCAATGGACTTTCCCTTTTCATCTGCTTTTTCTAGGAGGGCTAAAAGAAACTTTTTCGTATCTTCAGTCAATTTATTCATCGACTTGATAGAGGTTTTAACCTCTTTCTTGATTTCACTAGGAGTAAGTTCTTGTCCACCAAGATGAAACGCATCTGGAGTCAATTGCTTAGTTGTAAGGGCTTGTGCTTTAGTATCACCTGCTGACCTTGTTTGGTTAACAAACAATGTCTTACCAACGTCTGCAATAGTGATATCAAACGTATCATATGTGCCAGAACAACTCTCCGTACTGTCTTTAATCTTAATATCTTTGAATTGCTTGAAGAAAGCAACTGGGTCAACACCAACGGCTGCCCTTACGTGCCACGATACACCAGTTTTAGCACCACCCGTCACATCAATACCGAGCGGTTGAAGTAACACACTCAAATAGTCTTTGACTTCTTTTTCTTGTGGCTTGGCTTTTGCCTCGTGTATTGTGCGTAAAAATGTACTAAATTTTTTCATCAATGGCCTCGAATCTTGAGTAAACTACTCTATATCTCATATTTATAAGTTTCAGTCATTACATCTTGAAATCTTTAAATGACTTTTTCTTACCACCAGAGAACATCGACTCAGCCTGCTCATATGTCTTAATATGACTGGTGGACGAGGAGGTAGTGCCTATGATGTCTTCCTGTGCTGATTGCTCTGCATCGTACCATTTCATCTTAGGTTTGTCTATTCCTATAACAAAACGCCTATTTTGAGCAATATCACCGTGTCGATTCTTCAACTGCTTAACCATAATCTGATTCAGTTCTTCTAATTCTTCAGTCTGGATAAGAGCGAGGAAGAGGTCAGCCGTTGCTGGCAGACCGAAACTTTCAGATGTATCTTCTAACCCTACATCGGAATTACCGAAGCCTGAGCGAGTAGTCTGAGTTGCAGACCAAACAGGAAGATTAAATTCAACTGATAGTCCACGTAATTCTTCGGCTATTGCTTTGACATATGTATAAGAATTAACCGAATTTGAACCAGCAAGTCGTTGAGATGCACAAATATTCAGATAATCTACATAAATGATATCTGGCTTGAAAGTTTTCTTCAGAGCCAGTTCATTCAATAAATGTCTGAAATGACCTGTGTGAGCCTGTGATGTAGGGAATTCCTTAATGATTAGTTTACCTTTAATCTTAGTTTTAAGGTTTTCCATCTTCTTATCATATATTGGCTTTGTGAGGTCTTTCAGATTATCTAGTTTTATATCGAGTAGATTTGCATCAATACGTTCAGCAATTTTTTCTTCAGCCATCTCCATTGTGACATAGAGAACATTCTTTCCTATCGTCAAATTGGCGGCTGCCATATGACACATACCAATTGTCTTACCGACACCAGTACCTGCCATTAAAATATTAAGAGATTTTCGAGTGACTCCACCACCTGTAATCTTATTTAGATATTCAATATCAAAAGGAATCTTCTCCTCTTTTGCGTGGTAGAAATCGAATCGAGCATCGGAATCTTCTAAGAAATCGTGTCCAACGTGATTATCAAATGTTACTCCAAGGGCATCTGCCAATAGTTCTGGTATTGCACCTTGAGTTTTATCTCCTTTCTTGCCATCAATGATTTCAATTGATTCCATAATAGCGTTATAGACTGCTTTGTCCTTACAGAACTTTTCAGTCTCATCTAGGAGCCACTGGTCATTGTTGTCAATTGATTCAAGAGTACCAATTAGTGATTCGGTATCTTGATAGACCTGAGCATTTAAATCCTCACGTTCATCAATTGCAATTTTGAGAGCCTCTTTTGATGGCACGTCATTGTATTTCGCATAGAACTTTTGTATCTCAGAGAATACCACACGTTCAGTGTGGTCTTGGAAATACTCGTCCTTAAGGAATACAATAACCTTTCGTGCAAACGCTTCATTATGAATGAGGTTTGATAATATAGTGGATTCTATATTCACGTATTTATTTCTTTCTCAGCATCGGCTACTGCTAACTGGAGAGCCTTCTCTACTTGTTGCTTTACAATCATACTAATTTCCTCATTATAATGGGACTTATCAATGGCAGAATTTTCTTCGACAAATTCATACCCGTAAGACATTGTATCACAATCATCAGACAATTGCAAGTCATAAATTGCAAAGGTAGTTTTGTCTCTTGTTTTGATGTAAAAAACATCAGTGGCAGTCTCACTCATTGGCTTCAACAGCCTCCGGCGGGAGGATGATAACAGCATCCGGGTGAGTGTTTTGTTCTTCGATTGAATCCATCAATCCAGAACCAATAGCATATCGTTTTTCAACAAAGTCCATAAACTTCTTATGCTCTAGAATACCATCCCAGAATGCCTTTTGGTCAGTTTCTGCCTGTCGAACTTTCTTTTCAGAAATCTCTCCAGTTTCCATATCAACTTTAGAATACCATCCCATCGATGGCTTGACTACAAATCCTGCTTCTAGGGCTACATCGAGTAGACCAGAATACTTCTTAATTCCACCATCCCACGTAACTGAAATAGGGATTTTGCTTTTCTCTTTGACAAATCGAGACTTTTCAACATTGATGATAAAATCATATCCTTGGATATCTTTATCTTTCTTGACTTGTCTACGACCAATAATCCATACGTTATCGGCAGAGTACATAACTCCTGTACCGCCCGATACAACTTGCTTAGAAAACATTTCTTGGGTTTCGTATGTGTGATTGACTGCAACCAGAGGAACATCTCGTAGTGTGAGATATGGTGTAACCATTCTGAATAGTGACTTGAGTTGTTTGGCTCGTGTCATATCAGCAACGGATTTCTCATTCATTGAATCCTCGACTTCCTTCTTAGAAGCAAGGTTTCCGATAGAGTCAATCATAATGAAGACTTTATCTTCTACTGCAAGAGCATCTAATTGTTTGACTAAATCAAACTTCAACTCCTCGACATTCTTAACAGGAACGTGAAGAACTCGGTCAGTATCGATTTTAAGAGAGGAGAAATAATTCTGAGGTGTGCCGAATTCTGAATCATAAAATAAAACGATTGAATCTGGATACTTGTCCATATATGCTTTAGCCATAAGTAGACCAAATGCAGTTTTAAAATGCTTTGATGGTCCTGCTAAAACTGTAAGACCTCGTGTAAGTCCACCATCAAGTTTGCCAGATAAGGCTACATTGACCATCGGGACGGATGTAGGGATTTCAATTTTGTCTTTGAATAAAGACGATTTTGTTAATTGTGTTGAGGTGAGGCTACCCGCTTTCTTCAAGCGACCCAATAACCCTTTAGATGCTAATTCACTCATATCTTCTCCATAATGTATTAAATTTTCAATTGTGTACTATTATACACTAACTTGATAGTGTTGTCAACCCTTAATTTTTACTTACTGGGTTTTCTCGCAATTTATCTAGGTCAAATGGTTTTCTCAGATTCCCCCACCTAGTAAAATATATGATAGGGTATTTTGGAAACATTTTGATAAATTCTTGAGCAGTCACTCCAAGGGTTGTTGCGACTGCTACGTGGTCAGTTGGCACTGACCTTTCTCCAAATATTATTCTTGCTTCGATTAGAACATCAATTCGAGCAGTTGTTGCCTGAAATCCGTTTCGGTCCATCATTTCTGCGGCAATGGACTCTGACCAAATATCTCCTACAATATAACCATCCTCATCAGTAACATATTCTTTATCGGTTTCTATCCCACCGAACTTTGCTCGTACTCCTAAATTCTGAATATTCTCTTGAAAGTTCGCTGAGAACTCATCAAAGTTTTTGCCAGAACTAGCATTTTTTACATCGTCTAAATTAATTTTAGCCATATCTATTTCCTATCCAAAAAATGATTCAAGTGAACTCTTCTCTTCCCAATCCCAACCTATTGGCTGAAGTACGCCCTCTAGAGGAGAGAGAAATGCTTTCTCAAATTGTAAATCATAATCTACCCACCTTTCAACATCAAACTCTGGTGGGATGCCAGTAAGAAAGGCAATCGCATTAGAGTCGTATGGGTTGGGTTCCTTCAAATACACAAACTTTAACTTTGACCCATCGCCAATCTTCTCAGCATTCCTAATATCGTGTTTCTTCAACAAGGCATTATAAACTTTGGCTGCCCTGGCGTGAATAGGAACTGATTTAGTAACGTGTTGATACTTAGTGTAATCACTCAAACCACGAGGAAATGATATCTCTGGAATGGGTAAAGCACTAAATTCTTTCTTATATTTATGCACAAGGTCTTGTAATTGACGTTCAGAACCAGTCAGAATAATATTGACTGCCTCTCGCAATTTACTACGAACATTAGATGGCGTAGAGGATTTGACAATCTCCATACCCATAACTTTCATCTTGGGCTTTGCGTATCGAACACCCTCAGAATCATATACATTTAATGCGTATCGTTTCTTGGCAGTCCATACGGCTTTATCAGCAATAACCTCACGTCCCATAAACATCTTTTGTTCATACGCATTCGTATAATCTGCTAACTTCTGGTATGAAGCGGTGATGAATGGCTCGAATGCTTCTTTGGTCGCTTTGTCGATAACATCACAAATTTTATTCTTATCATCAGACTTAATGAATTTATCAACAAATGAACCTAGTCGTAAATAAACCGAATCAGTGTCAATAGCAACCACGTAATCATATTCTTTAGTTCCTAAATATTTGTTCAGATAATCATTTAGGTGACGTTCAATCCATCGAATTGCTAACTGACCACCCATTGTAATTGCTTCAGCATTTCTCAAATCAAAATATCTAAAATACTGATTACCAACAGCACCATAGGCAGAATTCAACTGAATCTTTTTAGCCATTTGGATATTGTTATACTTTGAGATTTCATTACCAGTATCTTCACCATTCTCTTTTCGTTGTTGGGCATCAAGCATTCTTTTCTTATAGATTACTCGGTCATTGTAAATCTTCTCCATAAGAACAGGCAAGAATCCACGCCTATCTTTTCGATAGAGAGAACCATTAGGAGCAACTGTTAAATCTTTTTCTTTCAATTCAGATAGGTCACATTCTTCGTTGAGTATTGTATTAACACTAACATCATTTTTATGACCAACAAGAGTTTCTGGACTGATATTGTATTGCATAATTAAATGCGGGTACAGAGAATTCAAATCGAATGATACTACCCAATCGTGAAACCCAGTAAGTGGTTCTTTGACATAAGCACCTTCAAATCTCTCAGACTTTGACGAATGACTTTTCAAAGGAGTTACGATATTTTCTTTCCTGAGATGGTCATAAATGATTGCATCCCACATCTTAACTGTACCAAATACATCTTGAAAATTAATCTTGGCATCATATGCCATTGTAATTCCCAATTCAATCAACTTCTGTTTCTCATCAATTCGCTTGACCAATTCAACATCTTTGATATTGTAGTCAATAAACTTTTGATGATTTTTCTTGGCTAAAGTGAATAGAGAACCTTCTTCTTCATATGAAATTTTACGTTCACCCAATTCGACAAAAGCAATATGGTCTAATCGGAAAGATTCTTGATTCGCATACGTAAATTTCTTATAGAGTTGTAAATAGTCCATCGTAGCCACACCATATAAATCATATGCAATGCTTTCTTTACCATAATTCCCCTTTATTTGTCGCTCTCGAATCCAACCAAATGGAGAGAGCCTCTTAGATTCCTTTTGACCAAACAGTCTAGAAATTCTATTAATAAGATAAGGAATATCGAATCCTTCAATATTCCAACCAGTTAATATGTGAGGTGGGCTTAATTCCCAATGGCAAATGAAAGACTGAAGAAGTGCTTCTTCTGAATCCATTTGTTGGTAAACTACTTTGATGTCATCACGGACGTTTGTCCATTCGCCAAGACCCCAAGTGAAGTATGTATCTTCAATGGAATCATAGACTGTAATTGCATTAATTACAGAATTTGCTTGTTCTGGGTGAGGAAACCCCTTTTCAGAATCAACCTCGATATCAAAGTTCCATATACGTATGTAATCAGAATCGAATTGAACATCATTCTTCCACTCTTTACAAGTATATTGTAAACCCCAATTATCGTTGCCGTGGATATTGAATCCATCGACACCTTGATATTGTTTGATGAAATCTCGGGATTCTTTGATTGTGCCTGGTGATATTTTATAGACGGCTTTATCGTCAAGGGTTCGATGCTTTGTTTCGCCCTTTTTACCTTCTACAAATAGGGTGGGTTTGAATTCTTCTCTTCGGATGAAGTCATTCTGAGAGTCAGTATTGACACCTCGAACTAGGACTTTGTTTCCTAATACTCCGACATATGTGTAAAATCTCATAGAATTCCCTTAGTTCTCATTATATAACGTATTATACACTACTTCTATCGGCTTGTCAACCTTTTTATTCCATATCTTCAGACCAAGTTGCACCACCTACATCGTGGCCATTCCCTTCGCCTTGACACTCTTTTTTGATAGGATTCCACCATCCACCCTCTTTACACATTTTCTCTGTCATTCTATCTTCAGCGAGTAAGCGGGTTGGTTTCTTCTTTGTCATAATAGATGGTGGGAATGATTTATTAACTCCGAGATAGGACTCTCGTTCTGGATTGAAAATTGGTGCCTCTTCTTCAAATCGTGCGTGACCGTCTTCTGCGTAATTGTCCATTAGTTGCTCCGCTTGAGGCTTTGGAGTAGGTTCTTCATTAAAATTTGCAGTAGGTTCGGCCTTGGGTCTTGACGATTTTGTCTCTTGACCGAATAGGCCTATAGGAAGAGATTCCGTACCACAGTATGGACACCAATATGATAGGTTAATCTGAGCATCGTCCATTTTCCATTCTTTGTTACAACCGTCACATCTGAATAAATATGGCACTATTTTGAATCTCATTTGGTACCTCGTGTACCGTCAAATACACAGACGAAATAACATCCTGAATCTCCTAATGCTTGTACTTTATGAAAGACACCATCGGGAATCAAAACAACATCTCCAGGCCATACTTGAAACTTTTCTTCACCTAGTTCCATCATACCATTACCCTCAATGAAATAATACACTTCTTCTTGACCTGCGTGACTGTGGCCTGTTGTGCTTTTGTTTCGCTTTAATTTAGTAGAACTTACTACTAGATTTTTTAGGGTGGTGTTATCCTTGACAATATATCTATCGTCTTGTTTGGTTATTTCTCCACCAATGTCATCTATTTTAAATTTCATATATCACCTTCATTTGGATAATGAAAATATGTTTTCAACATATATTTCGTACCGCTTAATGGAGTTTTTGCTTCGTGAGGATATCCCATCCAAGTAGGAGAAATTAATAGTCTCCCCTTTTTAGGTTTACACTCTACACCTTTAAGATGCCAAGCAAAAGCAGTTTCTCCACCTTCTTTAACTGTAACAGGATAATATAGAAATGCTAAAAATCTTTTGGCAGATTTCTCATCTATACTATCGATATGGTCTTTGAAGAAATGTTCATTAGCATCATATCGGTGCATTCTCCATTCTTCAAGACGAAATTTTCTAGGGAACATATATGGGGGATAACCATTTGCTATCATTTCTGCTTTGTATTTGAGAAATTCTTGTACAGCATTATGGTTCATAAATTTGATAATCTTATGCCACTGAGGACTATCTATAATTCGTTGTGAGCAATTCATTTCAATTGCGTGGCGACCAGACTTATCTTCGGTACCTTGTCGATAAAACTCTCCGTGTTGAATAGCCTTGCCATCAATTAGATTTTGTTCCGTTGTTGCTCGTTTGAGTAATGCTTGGTCTTTCTCATCAGCACCCACCATCGATTCTACGTGGTATGCCGAGTCTTTCTCAAACTCTTCAACCATCAATTTACATAAATGGTCTGGAATAACTCCATCTCTTATTTTGATGAAATCGGTTAATCGTGCTTCATTTCCCCAGGTCACTCTGGTGTCATCTTCGTTCAATGTACTAACCGCATTTTAGGTTTTTTCGTTGGGTCTAAATCTTCCCAACCCTTTTCAGAAGGAGTAATGTATGCAGTTTTAAACTGCTTCAAGTTGATGATTGTACCATCATTTTCCATCTCTACAATACCACCCCAACTGTCAATCAAATCTTTAATCATTTCTACTTTATTTGTAACACCACCATCAGTAACAATTTCAAACGTCATACAAGAATCGAAATCCATCCATTCAAAACAAAGCGATACATTATATCCTATCGGTTCTTTGTAGTCTTCTATCGGAATATTATATTTCACTTTATTTCTCCTAACGTAGATTGGAATTGATATACAGCAGACTCCATCATTAAATATTCCCGAGCGGCATCGTGCAGACAATCGTGATGGATGAAGCCTTCAGGCTCTACACCCATTTGCCAAACGTCTTTACCTAGTAATGTTAATATAACTGTTTTGGAATCGTGTATGTTATAGAAGCGCCAAGGGAGTTCATCTGCTTGGGCGTTGCCTGTAATACGGAATAAATCGTGAAGGATGCCAAAGTCGAAGTGGGAACCTCGAGAATAGTATTTGGCTTTCGTGATATCGATACCTTGATTATCTAACCAAGTTATCATATCTAATCTGAGGTCTTGCCAACGCATATCATCTGGCTTAGGCTTGAGGATGTGTTGTGCATCTTTGCCTTGTGAGGCCCACCAATCGAGTGTGTCTTGATGTATCTTTCGTCCAGAATCTACCTGACCCTTAACGTCAAGTTTAGCATAATATCCGTTGGCGATTAAATCTTTAAACTCATAGTCCTTGTCTGAATCGACAGCGACCATTCCAACTGATAAAATTACTGAATTATTGACACTACCAAGAGTTTCAATATCCAGTACAACGGTATCTTTCATAATATATTTCCCTAAAATTCACTTAATTACAAACATTATAACACAATAGGGAGAACTAGTCAAGTGGTTTTATGTGTTTTTCTACATATTCCTTTGACCGACTTCTTGCTTCCACTAGTGCTTTCTTTATCTCACTCTTTGAGCCACCAGTATATGGTACAGCGTGTCCTTCTCCAACTAAAATATTATTAATTGTTCTTGATGTAATCCCTGCTACAACTTCTTCAACTGGGATAATCATTTCTCCTAGACATCTACCGAATTTACCAATACCGTGAGACCTCAAAATAAAACGATAATTATTACCCTCAAGGAGTTCAATCATTCGATGTTTAGCACCAAGGCCATATCGCTTTTCAGTTAAGTCTCTTGTCCTTGATTCTGGTGTATCAATTCCATTCAATCTTACTCGTGTATCAATTCCAACTTTGAATCCTAAATCCACATAAGCGTCAACGGTGTCTCCATCAATCACCTTTACTACCTTCGCATTATATTCAAACATCATTAACCTTTATTTAACGGGTTATTGAAAGTATCTTCTGTATCTGGGCATCAATTACACCACCACGATTTGGCCAGTGAATGTATGCTTTAGTCGGATTACTTTTCAAATTCTTTAACAATGGAATTATCATTTGTTCCACTGCTTTTAACTTCTTAGTTTTGAATTCTTCAAATTCAATTTTCTTCTTTTCCAATTCGGCTTCGGCTGCCTCTTGCCGTGATAGTAGGTCGGCTAGATTATTATTGATATCGCCAAAGTCCACAGTCCCGTCTTTATCAAAATCCAAATCTCGGACCTCGTTTACGGAAACTTCAAGTGTTTCTAGTTTATCTGTAATTGAAGATAAATCTACATTCACTTCTGGTGCATTAACTACTGTATCCTTCGCTAGAATTTTATCTAGTTTCGTTTCGAGAGGACTCAGGTCTGGCATATCGCCAGCGGTTAAAGCATCAACTTTTTCTAGTGCTATAATTTGGTCTAGTTTATTTTCCAGACCCGATAAATCAACAGCCTCAGCGGCTTCAATTCCATCAACTGGAATCAAGGCTATGATTGCATCTAGTTTAGCAACAATGGGACCCAAGTCTGCCGCGACTTGAGTTGTCGTTTTTTGTACTACGTCTGCGGTTGTCGAATCTGCATCGGTATCTGAAAAGGAGAATCCCCAATCAAAACTTGCTTCTTCAACTGAACCATCTTGTGTTTCTATGTCTGCCATTTTATTCTCCGTTATATACTATATTTATGCTTTAGAAACGGCATCTATTCTATTATTGGTTACTGAAATATTCCTTAGATTATCCATCGAATAATCAGAATTTTCCGTTCTATTAACTTGTGCCAATGAGTCGAAGTGGTCAAATCCGTAAGCATCTTCGCATAAATGACAATCATAACATTGGTTCTTACAATTAGGAAGGGCTTTAGCCATTTTCCTACCAGCAT